AAACATAGTTCACCCGATTTGACTCAGCCCCATGCGCGCCAATGACAGTTGCGCCGGGTCGTCCACGTATGGCGTGAGTTCTACCAGCCCCGGCGCCGTAAACGTCACCTGCCCAATCAGCCATGCGCGTGGATCGCTGAGCGCAGTACTGTACGTCGATGTGTCCGGTACCAGGTCATCTATCCTGATGATCCTACCCGGCAACACCAACCACGGCGGAACCACCGTGCCGGTAACTGCATCGTAGATCGCCTCGCTTGGGTCAAGCCTGCGCGCCCGATACGCTACCGCCGTAGGCTCTTCGATGTAATACGGTTTGCCTTGCTCGTAGAAGCCAAAGTAGAATCTGCGATTGTTTGGACCACCCAAGGCGCTCAGCCCGCTCAGGTACACCTGTGCCGTCACATTACCCTGCGAGTACAGACTGCGCTGTTGCGTGTTCACTGCGACATTGGATTGATCGCTATTTGCCATTTGCGCGACGCTTGTCAAGCACGCCTCGACGATTACATCAATGTTCGCATTCGCGGTGAGCGCTGTCTGAGTGTAGAAGCGCTTATCGAGCGTCTCCCATATCCCCGCGCATTCCAGCGTGACGCGGATCATGCTCGGATCGCCGCCACCGCCGCGCTGTGCCCGTGTTGGTACGGTCAGCGGGTTCTTGTACTTCAGCAGCAGCGTATCGCGTAATGCCGCCGCGCTCGTGGCGTCCGTCCCGCCAATGATGTAATTCAGTTCGCGGATGCCATACAGCGCTTGACTCGCGGTATCGTCTGCGCCCGCCGTGGTTATCTGTGTGCCGAAGATCGGGAGATTGTTCGCGTCATAGGTGATCGTCGAATACGTCACGCGCACGCGGTTGTACGTGTTCGCGAGGCTGCGATTTACGGCGTTCTTCCCGTCATCAAGCGTCACCGCGTAGGCCAGCCCCTCCCAGATGATCATGTCGCTGTTGGCCGCGTGTGGGTTGACTAACACCACGCGAGTGCCGAGCCGGTTGAGCAGGTTCCACGCGTCCGCGTCACGCATCACCAGATCAAGCACCGCCGTGAGGTAGCCGCCTTCGAGCGCGGTAGTAAATGACAGTCCCGTGACGTACTGCGAGAGACCCATGATGTAGGTCTGCGATGCGTCCACGGCGCGATTGGCGGTGAGGTAGGCGTCGATGCGGTAGTTCATCCGTTACCTCGCGCTGAGAGGTAGAGCGGTGTGTGGAATACATAGAATCTGATTCTGTTCGTGGTTTCAAACAAATTCCCCCATGAAGCATCGCCACACAGGAAATATAGCGTGCCTGCGCCAGGCGGGAATCTAATGTCTCCTGCCCACGTTGGCACCGCCCAGGATTGGGGTGATATCGCCAAATCTATACCCTCATAGATCACTTGGCAGGATTGCGATACCGGGGCAATGTTCCCGATGCGCATCAAACCGCCATTGGGCACCGATGTGATCGCCATGCCGGTAACTTGTGCGTAATACTCATCGCATGGCACAATAAACAAACAGTCAATATCCAGACTTGCAGCGCCAGTTACACGCGCGGCGTATAGATATATGCCATCAAAACGCTGAGTGTTTTGGTCGAATGCAAGAACGGCGCCTGGGTTGATGTCCATAACTCCTAAATCGTACATCGCCCAGGTTGTGCCAGATACAGTTACGGATTTTCCCAATAAAATATCACTGCCGCTTTTTAATGCGACATTCGCGTGCACTGTTGCAGTAGATGCGCCCGCCGACATCGCCATGCGCCCGAATACGCGCCAAGCCCCAACAACCTGCGGAGCCGTGTTCATATATACGCGTTTTGCATCTGTTGCCACCGTAGCAAAAGTGCACCGCGATTTGGTGTTACCCCCGCCTCCTGGAGACGCGCTTGCGTCCGTCGTAATTGCAGTATCCGTCACCTGCACGCCGCTTTCCGCCTCCCATACACCACCAAGATTATGCGCGGCGCCTCCTCGCTCAGCGGATCTATATCCGATAACGATTTTATCCAGCGTCAAACCATCCGCGACGTTTCGCAGCGCGGCTCGAATTTCTGTCAACGCCGGGATGTCACCGGTAATAAGCGGATATGTCCCGCCATCTGCCGTCAACTTACCGAACCAGTTTACAACGCCCGTGTCGTACCCAGAGTTCAGCCAGACCGTTGACCAATTTGCGATTGTCGCGCTCTGCGCCGGGGGGTACGCTCTCCAATATGACTCGCGCTCAATCGTGATCACGATGCCAGTCATGGTGTTATTGAGTTGCTCGCCCTCACCGCCCGCGCCCATCGCGATACTCGCATCCGTGCCGGGAATGTCTACGCGCCCGCCGGTGATAACGGAATACGATGTGTTGGTCGTTGAGTCGGGTTTGTAGCTGAGATACGAGGGAGTGCGCATCCCGCGATTCTGGAAATAATCCCGCGCATTCTCTATCGCCCGGTACAACGCTCGCAACTTCACGAACAAATCGTCACGTGACGCGCCGACAATCTCACAGGTGATTGTCTCAATGATATTCTGATACTTGCCCATCACGCTGTAATCACCCGGCGTGTACAGCGACGCGTTGCGCTGATCGAGGTAAGCGCTCATAACGGGGTTGTAGGCGATGAGGTGATAGCCGGCTGCGGCGGTGTTTGCCAGCGCCAGCGTTGTCGCCTCTACCCCATCAACGACTGAAAGTGTGTGTGCCATTACCCTCCTATCGATGCGCGCAACATGGCCTGCCGTGACGCCGCCCGCTGCGCTTGTTGCACCATCTGTGCGGTTGCGCGTGCCGACATGCCGCCGCCAAAACTGTTTTGGAAAACCATGTTATTCGAGTCCGCGCCGCCGCCGCCGGATACAGGCGCCGACTTTCCGTTGTGCACCAGCACGTCACCCGCAAAATAGTTGTGATACGTCTCAACTTCGATGTTGTAAACGTCGGCAACCATGCTATCGAATACGATCCCCACCGTCACCCACTCACCGCCGATCGTCATCAGTTGATCGCCCGGTCTCAGATCGCCCGCCGGGGTATATGCGTCGCCTGTCCAGAACGGGTGCTCAGGCGTGGTGTGAATGATGGTGTGGTTGCTCAGCACCAACGCTAGCGTCTGGATGTTACGATGGATGAACGTCTTTGTGACGACACTGGCAACCGGCTCACGTCGCTCATGGTCGTAGGCCATCACCGCGTCACCGACCCGCATGGTCTCAATTGCGCGGTCACCCGATGGAGTCGCTACGAGAGTGCCCGCAATGAAACACGGCGGGATGCTCAGCGTCGCGGTGAAGTTGTATTGCACGGTCGCAGAGCCGTTGACGACACTGCCATAGGCGCGATACGCGTCCGCAAAGTTGCCGGTTTCGCAGCCGTCAACGGTCTTAGTTGCCGTGTCGTCATATAGCCCGTCGAACCAGCTTTTCGCGTCGTTGAATGACTTGCTACCGGCACCTGCAATGGTCTTGGTGACAGTCGAATCATGGAGCGACTGCACCACGCCATTCACGCCGAAAATCTCTTCCCAATTCGCGCCCTTGCCCACACTGACTGTGACGTTTCTGCTGGCGGGCAATGCGTTCAGATTTGTGTTCAGTCCATACACCGCGCCAGACGCCGCCAGTGCCGCCGCTTTCAGGTCGTTGGCGGTGGTCTTGAATTGCGCGCCACTCTGCCCCGCCTTGACGAATGCCTGTTGTGCCGTGAGCGTGCCGTCGGCTAAGCCTTTGATCGTGCGCACGGCCTGCTCCTCTGAGAGGCTACCGTCCTCCAGCGCCTTCATCACGCCTTGCACCGCGAGCTTATTTTCAGTCTCTGCGATAGTCAGCTTCCCGGTTGCAAGTGACACGATGGTCTTGACGCGTTCCGCTTCGGTCATGGCGGCAGACTCATCTGCAATTGCGCCGATAACCTCATCTGTGCGCGCCTTCAGTTCACCCTGCGCCGCCGCTACTGCGAGCGCCGATCGCTCGTAATCGCCTGCCCGCGCTGAGGCTGACTGATACGAGCCGACATGCTCCAGCATCGCATCATGCGCCGCAATTGTCGCCTTTGTCTCTACGTCCAGCTTCTCCGCGAGTTTCTCCGCGCTCATCGCTTCACTACCCATCCAGACCCCGCCCGCCAGTAGCGCATCATTGAATCGCGTCGCCTTCGTCTCGGCTGAATCGAAGCCGTGAAACAGCCAGTCGATTGTTTTCGCGAGTCCTGTGCCGTCGCCAATCACGCTGTTGATCGACTTGGTGAGTTCCGCGAGTGCCGGAATAACCGCAATGCTGATCTTGCGCCCGACTGCCGTGCTCGCATCCCCAAGCGCATCCTGTTGCTGTTTGAGCCGCGTGACGGCCATCACCGCTTTCTCGTCGATGCTCAGTCCCATCGCCGCCGCCGCATCCATCGATTGCTTCATGGCCGCACTACCTTGCAGCAGCACCGGCAGCATGTCCGCACCACTCTTCCCGAACAACTGGACAGCTAACGCAGTCGCCTTGACGCCCGGCCCCATCGCCCGAAACTTGTCCGCGAGTTGCGGGATGAGCGCTTCCATTGGCAGCATCTTGCCGTTGGCGTCAGCCGCCTTGATGCCCATGTCGTCAAGGACTTGCGCGACGCCCTTGCCGGACTGCGTAAAGCCGCCTTCCATGTCTTGCACGCCGCCGAGACCCCTGCTGAATTTGCCGAGCGCAGCAGTTACTTTTTCCTGTGAAATAAATTGATCATCTGCGGCTTCCGTGAATTGGCTGATGAATGACACTGACGCGCCAGTGGTCACCGAGGCTTTGCGCATGGCCTCGGTATATTTGACGGTCTCGTCCATCGCGGCGCCGAGACTGTCGCCTATCGCCTTGCCAACGATGCCCACCGGGCCGGGTAGCTGGCCGAGCATGTTGCCCAACTCGCCATAGTTGCCAGTGAGCAGCGCGAAACCGCTCTTGACGTTCCCGGCCATGCCAGCGAATCCAGTCGTGATGAGACCAATCGCGCCTGCGGTTTGGCCGCCAACGTTTTTGATCGTTGAACCAAAGTTTGACGCGTCGCCGCCGGCCGCTTTCATTTGCGCGGCAAAGTTGCCTTTAAGATCCAAAACTACTTGTAACGGCGGTAAAGACATTAGTTATTCGCCTCCATCAATGTAGCGTACTGAATCGCTTCCTGAATGTCCACATCGCGCCATGTGTCCAAATCGGCGGGGTTGTAGCGCGTGCCATAGTACGCGTTGATCGAACGCGCATCCAACAGCGCACTTAGGTTTCCTGAGACGGCAATGGTCGGCTTCCGAGTATGGCGCGCTGCGAGGAAACCGACCTTAAGCCTTTTACAATCGTCTCCGTATGCCTGTCCCACAACTCATATACGTAGGGCAATATGATCTTGCCATCGTCGCCCACAAGCGGGACGAACAGCCAGGTAAACAGCGCCGCGTCATAGTCCACAAACAGCGCGTCCACCTCGCCGGTTTCGCAATTGAGTATCTCAGCCACGCACGCCATGAACTCAACGCCAGTTGCGGGTAGGAACTTGACGCGCAACCCACGCGTCGGGTTGCGCAAAATGGGCAGCGTCTTGCCGGCAAGCTCATCGTTGAACGCTGATAGATCAAGTGGTTCGTATGTGTTCAAACAGATGCCTTCCTTGCTAAATAGGCTTTGCGAGATTCACTCATCTTTTGACGCACCTCCGCACTAAATGGGCGTCGAGGCCGCTGTGGTTTGCCTTTGTTGATTATGCTCAGTTTGAGCTTTGTCTCTTCAGACATTGCTCCGTGTGGTATACCCTTCTTGGATTCGCTCATCCTTCGTTTTGTCTCATCGGATGCGCGTCGTTTCTTTGCAGACTCACTCTGCTTTATCCGTGTCTCTCCAGACGCCGCGATACGTTCTCTGGTTTCCCATTCCACTACATGCGACGCGCTCATTTTTTGTCTGGTTTCGCCTGTTGGCCGAGTCCCCTTTTTGGCTTCACTAAGACGCCGCCGATGCTCCACGCTAAATCTCATCCCCATGCGAGCCTCGCTTACCTTGCGACGCGTATCGCTAGAGAGTGGTTGGTTTTGCGCGTTTCGCTCAACGTTAAATCCCCAAAACGGGAGGTATGACTGTAGCTTATCCATCCAAGCCTGCTCGCGCTCTTTCAGTGATGCTCGGTCACAGCATTCAACCACTTCGTAATCAAAATGTTTGTGCACATTCCATGCACGCTGTAATCGCCCGTTGTAATGTTTCCCATTTGCGAGTAAACGCCAATGCCCTCGCAATCGCGCTTCGATGCAAATGCTTGACCCGATGTAGCATCGACCATCCGGCGCAGTCAGCTTGTAAATGCCGCAGGTCTTAACGGTATACTGTGTATGCATCTCGTACCTCCGTACAGATGTCATGCCCCGGACTGCTTCAACAGTGCCGGGGTGTTGTTTAGAACACGTGTTCATTATACGCTCAAGTACCGTGTTTTCAAGCATTCTCGCATCATCCAGCAAGAGTCACTGTTTTCGAAATCACGTTGATCTTGCCGTAATTCGCGAATGCCCCACGGTCATAGCGCCCGGCCAACGAGAACGTCGCGATGGTGTTGCCGTCGCGGTCGCCCCACAGGTCACTGATGCCCACGATGTCGCCAGCGCACTGAATATCCAACGTGTACTTTGCGGTGCTCGCCCCGGCCAGCCCGTTCTCACCAATCAAGCGGTACAGGCGCCCAGTGCCTGCCAGCGCCGCATCAACCTCGGCGACTGCAACCGTGTTGAACTCCGCCGTAACATCCAGTTTCCACGATGGAATACCGTAGCCCCACGCGCTTGGATTGATCGCGCCCGACTGGAACTTCTTGAGATGCAAGCCGGTGTTGTAGGTGAACGTCCAGCCGATGAGCGTGTCGGCCTTGACGGTCGTGCCAATTGTGCCGCCCAACGCGTCGATGTACAGCTTCATGTTTGCGCACGGCATGACGGTCATGGCTCGTGATGTCAGTGCGCCAGTTAGCGTCGATTTGACGATCTTGCCAAACAGCAAGTTCGCCTGAAATGCGACGACTGAATCAATCGCGTTGCCGCCAGACAACGTGAATGATTCGATGAGCGCCGCGCTTGCCTGATACTCTTGTATCTGGTCGTAAAACTCCCACGTGCGGAACTCAATCGCGGGTGATGCAGTCATCGGGAACGGAAACGCATAGGTGTATGCGGACGTGTCAATCACCGCGCCAGTGACCGCGCCCTTGATCGCACAGTTGCCGACGATCGGGAAATCTTCACATACAAAGTCACCCGATACCATGCCCTTCGCGCGCAGGTCTGTCTGCACCACCGCGTGAGACGGCGCATAGTCGCCCTGCAAAAAGCGCCGCTGCACGTTTGTCGGC